CTTTGCCAACGAGCTTGTGTGACCAATCCCACCTCTTACTCTTTTCATCACTAGAGAGAACATCATCAGCTACAGCGTTAACAATATCAACAAACCTGTCTGAAACTGTTGTCTCTAGGATTGTTGGGCTAAATGGTTCATGAAATTTCTGGGTCATCATCTTCTCCTTCATCATCCTCTATCAAATTTGCAAGTTCAACAATAGTATTAAAGTCAACTTCTGTTTCAAACGTGTCGCCAGATTCCATAATATCAACAAACTGTTCCATAAACTTATGTGTTGGATGGACCATTTCCATATCTCTATAAAGGGAACCCATAACCAGTTCAATGATCATTGCCATATCACGAATGAAATCTTTCTCACCAACAGCAATACCATTCTCACTCATAGTATGAATCATTTGTACCATCAAACTTTGAGTAAGCTCTTCAGCAAATTGAAGATTTTCATGATGTAGGATAATATCCTTATCAGGAAGCTTTACTTTTCTTCCGCCCTTTTCGGACCACGGGCCCTTTACTACGTTGTCCGGCGGTATCGTCTTTTGGTCGCTCATATCCAGTAGCCTCTTCATGCATTTCTTGTGTCCACACCAATCCCAAATCAGGATACAATGTTCCTACGTCTCTTTTTGGTTGACCCTTGCGTGGGCCATACCAGTAGTAAGCAAGCGCAACACACCTGTTGCGAATCTTACCCTGTTGTTGTTCACCATAGAACATGTCAACCCATGTTCCTGTGCGAAGATATGCCTGCATATTACGAACATACGCTTCATGGTCAGAAAGTTTTGCTATTGAACCTTTTACATTCTGTCGAACAGCAGCACGTTCAGACTTTGCATAGTCCTGTTGAACTTTAATCCAATGTTTAACTTTAGCAGGACTTAATTGGTGATCGTCAGGAAGCTTCCGAAGACTTTCATGAATGTTAGTCTGACCATAATCAGGGTTTTTTTCTAATTTTGCTGCCCGTGCCTTTACAAGACGTTCTGATGCTGCTTCCTTTTGTTCCTCAGTCATAGGTTTGCGGGATTTGCGTTTCTTAGGTGCTTTCCACTCACTATTGTCTGTGGTAACAGTGATTTTCTTTCGTGCCATTGGATTAGTATCCCTGTTCTTCCATTCGTTTTTCAAGGTTACGCTTCTGCCTACGTTTAGCAGAAGCACGTTCATGTCGGCGTTTCTCACCCCGACTCATATAGGATTCTCGTTCTCGTAGTTCATTAAAGAACCCATCTTCGGTGAGCTTCTTCTTTAGAATTCTCATCGCCTTATCAACATTATTATTACGCACTTCGATTCTCACACCGATTCTCCTTCTTGTGAATAGTATACACTCTTTAGGTCAAATAAGTCAATGCACCTTTGGCATCCACTACATGGCTTTGACAAACCAGTAATCCATTTTCTGTTAGTCTTGTTCCTCTTTGCCCTTACAATATATAGTTCGCACTTAGATAGGTCATCCACATCAACAGATGTTAGTGCGTTCTTGATTGCATGGACCTCTGCATGAAAGAATACCGCATGGTTGTTCTTACAGAACTTAGCCTGAAAGGGATGCGACTTCTTATGATTAAATCCATAGGATATAACCTTACCCCTGCGAACCACTACAGCTGCAATCCTTGCACCACGAACAGGTTCTACTGCTTGTGCAAGCTTAAAGGTTTCATCGAAAATCTCAGCATTCATCATAAAATTACTTAATAATCCAGTCAGTATTCATCCAATTAGTGTCTTCATCCATAAGCTCAACCTTATCACCGTGTAATTCTTGTAGTTTAGCCCAGGCACCAGCATTGTTCATACGAAGTGTATAACTTTCTTTATCACAACTATAACAACTACCAGACGACCCATAAAAGTTATACTGGTCACCAGCATCTTCAACACTTGTAATACCAGAGTTCATACGCCAACTATCGCCATCAAGATATCCACCACTCCATCCTGCAAGGACTCGGTAATGGGGATCATCTCCACTCATTTTAACAACAACCCAATTATCTGGATTATAATTACTCATTTTTCAATTTCTCCCATATCTTCTTAGTTTATACGTTAGTATACACCATTAAACAGAGTTTGTCAAGCACCTTTTTCATTATTATTCCCAACGATCTACTTTACCACCGGCATCTTTAAGTTCATCCTTCACTGTACTCATGTCGGGGGGGCCGGTAATGGCATCCAGTGTGTGGATTTGATAGATTGTGTCCCCTCCGTCCATCCTCCAGACTCCCACCAAACAACTTCACAGGGGAACGCCTCATGCCTTATGTTTATTGTCAATATCTCAGTCCCATCCTTCGGCGCAGTATCAATCGGTTGCCAAGTCATTTCTCGTACTCCGCAATGGCTATGTCAATAGAGTTTTCTAACTCTGATCGTGTAACGCAATAATCAGAAGCCTTCTTCACGCTCTCATAAAACTGCATCAGTTCGGCGTTTGTTGCCCTCAGAATCTCAATATCTTTAGGCAACATACCCTCTGGTAACCCATCTGCTAGTTTGTCTGCATAGTCCGACATAACTTTCAACTCAGCCTCAAGACGGTTGACTTCTTTCTTGTATTCAGATGCTAACATTATCTTTCCACCATTCAATTTCACTGTTGCCATCATTATAATATGATTCTAGGATTTTGTCAAGGGTTTCCATCGTTTTAGTTTCATAATCATCCAACCACACTGAAAATCTATTCCAATCTGCGGCGGACATTAAGGGCAATCCAATCTCATCACCATATGGTAATTCAGTTCCATGAACGTCAATACGGCCGGCCATGTAGTTATGCTTGATTTCTTCAGTGGTAACTTCTTCTTTGAGAAAATCACTCCAGCGTGTTACAGGGGGCATCAATAAATCACGTTCCCTATACCAGCTGAGAGCGATGGGGCCCATCCAGTTAGTGCTGTAACTAATTGTCATTTGTTTCTTTCTCTTTTATTTTTCATTATAATGTTCAGAACAAGTGACCCTATAACGATCAATGGCTTGCCAGCCACATGAAACATATTCGAAACAATCAAATTCGTCGCATAATCCTAATACTCTCTTGATCTTGATTGAATCATCTTCTTTGAGTGCGTTTAGAATCAAATCTTTCAGTTCAAGATCAAATTCATTTGAAATAGTGAGCCCGTCATTGCAAAGGGCGGCATATGCTTCAGGTCCAAATCCCAGCCGCCCATAGACAAGATGACGATATGATCCACCATCTCTGGCATGTTCAACAATATGCTTCATTGCCCACTGCACTACAGCAAGTTTCTGATTATTAGTCAAATCTTTCATCTCATCACTGAGATCATAAGAATCATCAACCATTGTTATTCAACCCCATCTTCTGAAGCAATACTTTTCCTCACCAACTCAAGTTTTTGATCCTTTGTCCATTCACTAAGATAATCATTGTCCTTATCAAAAAGTTCAAGCATATCATCTTCGCTCATCTCAACAGTATCCACGATATATTCCCCCATATGCTCTTGGGAGAACTCTTTACATTCATCAGCATTAACTGTATCGTTAGCCCACTCAATAGCATTAACTCGGTCTAATGGATTTAGTTTCTGGAGATCATCACGATGCATTACATAACGCATACGGTGCGATGAAATAGTAGTAACAACAACATAATCTTTATTATTCATTTCTCTTACCATCCTGGCGCACGATAGTCGCCATCCTTTTTATATACTTGAAAACCATCAAGCCCGTATGTGGGACAAACAAAAATCTTATCTGGCAATCCAGAACTATCCTTCTCACCAGCTTCTCCACAAATGAAGAAGTGTCCCGACTTTTCTGGAAATACTTTACGGAGAATGTTCTTGAGTTTTTCATTCTCTATTTCAAGTTCTTTAATGCGATCTTCGGTCATCCTCGCCTCATCTTTGCAATCTCTTCTGCCTGTTTCTTACCCCGAACTGGCACTGCATTGGATTTATGCATCTGTGCAATACCTATAATCTCAATACCAGTATAAATCTTCTCTGGTTTCTTTGCCATAGAAGAATCATACAGAACATTATTGGTAGACCCGGCAGGATTCGAACCTGCGACATAAGCGTTATGAGCGCTCCGTTCTAACCAGACTGAACTACAGGTCTGTGATTTGGCGCACTCGACAGGACTCGAACCTGCGACCCACGGCTTAGAAGGCCGTTGCTCTAATCCAACTGAGCTACGAGTGCCTATACCCATCTTCTTGAGAAACTTGTCGTGTTGACGCTCTGCCTCTAGGACAGAGGCCGACTTCTTTTTCTGTTTGCGCTTGCGTGTATTCGTAGTCGAATAATACACAGGCAATAAATGCATACTGTTCATTATATAACTATAAACTATTTTTTAGGGTTTGTCAAGTGTTTTTTTCAGAATCTTTAAGCGCATATGCAATTAATTCTGAAATAGGAATCAACTCTTTGTCGCCATCCTTATCCATTGATGTTGCAATAAAACCCTCTTTCTCTAGGGTTTCAAGCATAGAGCCGATGATATTCTTAATATTTGTCTTTGAGAAATAACCTCCTGCATAATATGCGGCACCAATAGCACCCATTGCAAGGAATGTGTGGAGGTATACATCCATAATCATATTTATATCTTTCCTTAGAACCAATCTACAAGTATAATATAACACATTGTAAAGGGATTGTCAAGTCTTTTTTTGATATTTTTTAAAATAATTAAATATACGATACGAGTACTCCGACGATTGTTCCAATGATGAACCAAACAATCCCATGTTTCAACATATCGCTATCATACCAAAGGGGTTGATTTTTTAAATATATATCTGATGCCTTATGACCTGTCTTCGATGAAAAATAATTCCTACTCATAGTTCTCTCCTACTTTGTGGTGGCTATCTTAATCTTATAGGCACTTAACCCTGTTGCTCTACTAGCGGCATTGAGTGACGGATATTCTACACCTTCAAAAATGACTTTTATACTATAACTTTCCATCATATTTTGAGTTCTGGATTGCGATCCTTTTTTACCTTTGTTCCAAGGCTCTTTACCTTTACGGGGATGACCCTTTTCTGCCCATACTGATTTTAGTTTATCTCCGTGATTCTTAGGAATGCCCAAGCCCCTACCCCTGTTTGCTTCACTTATTTTGCGTTTAGTTTCATCTGTGTGTTTCATACCATGAAATCCATTTTTTTCGCCATACAAAAAGTTTTTGCTTGCTATGTGTGCTTGGTACGCTGGACTGTGGGGTGTGTCTCCGCCATCACCCTGTTCATGTACTATATTAGCCCATTCGTTGGATTCTGCTATATTATATAAGTGGCTATAGTAGAGTGCGGTTTCCTTAAATAATAACTTATCGTTAGTCTCAAATAGTATTTCCGTAGTATGTTCTATACCATGTTTATCTAAATGGCGAATCCAATGCGTGCCGGAGCCCATATATGTGTATGGATTTTGTACGGTTTTACCCAAATACTTTAATCCTGAAGAATGTGTTTTGATGTATAGATATGTATGTTTCATACATGTATTTAGTATTTTGTGGTTGCGACAAAAGCTTCTTATTTTGATTGAGCCCAGAAGATTCCATCCCAATCCTCTTCAAGTGGTTGTGTCTTCATAAACTCACAGCGTTCAATCCACATAGTATAATAGTTTTTCATTCTACCGTCGAATTCATTCATCAAATCATTACATAATCTAATAGCATGGTCAAAATGTTGATTACGATAATATTCGTGCATCTTCTCATGTTGGCTCTCTGCTATACCCCAATTGGTATTCTCCATCATCCATCCCATTTCACTGAGAACGGTATATATTCGAATACCAACAGTCTTACCCTTCACTGCAAGCTCATCAACCTTCAAGTAGAAGAAGTCATCCTTGGTTAAGTCATATGTGGCTTCACCAACCAACAACAGACACCCATACTCTTTGCACTTGCTCTCAATACGAGCAGCGGTAGAGACTGCATCACCAAGGACATCATAACTGTGTCGCATGGTAGAACCCATCTCTCCAAGATATCCCAACCCTGTGTTGATACCCGCACCCATTCCTATAGGTGGTTTGCCTTCAGCAACGATCTTGTCATTAAACTTCACTACTGCATCTAGCATCAGTAGCCCAGTTTTAACTGCGCTCTTTGGGTGGTCTGGGTCATCTATGGGTGCGTTATGAATGTGCATACTTGCATCACCGATATATTTGATTACCATGCCGTTTGAATCTAAAATAGGTTGTGTGATTGCATCCATATATCCATTCATGATTTCAGTAAGACCCTTGACATCATCACCAAAACTCTCGCCTAATGGTGTGAACCCACGAAGATCAGAGAAGCAAATACTAATCTCCTTCTTCATACCGTCTTTGATCAGTGATGGATTTTCTTGTAGTAACCGAACCACAGTTGGGCTGGCATATCCAGCGAACTGTTTCTTGATTTCCATTTTCTGTTTATATTCTTCCATGAACCGCAGAAACGCAGCAATGGCCCAAACTACAAACATAGTAAGGACGGGATAGGACCAATCCACCAGATAACTGTATTCCGTGAATAGGTAAGATGAACCATAGAATGAACCGACAAGGAACAATGGCAGTAATACTGCACCAAAATACCACGCCAATGTGAGAACTGTTAGTGCTAGGATTAATGCACCAACACCGCTGATTGCTAATTCTGCAAGATCAGTCCAAAATGGTCTGGTTATATTGCGACCTGTCATCATGGTAGCAAGTGATGCACCAATAAGGTCATGGGACTGTATGACCCCCACAGGGGTTGCAACAGGGCTTCCAAGACCAGAAGCAGTCATACTGAGTATAACGATTTTACCTTTGAGGTCTGGTAATTTCTCATGTAGGGGGTGAGTTTTTGTTCTCCACTGAAAATCCAACCATATGTTACCATTGGCATCTGTGTCAATCATTTTATATTTGGGGATGCGTAGTTTTTCTACACCAGCGATACCCGTCTTCATCTGGAACGATATGTCTCCTGATGCCATGCGTAGGATTTCCATACTGATAGATGGATATATTTTATCATTCACTGCAATCACCAAAGGCATACGTCTAACTACACCATCAGCCTCTGGTGCAATAACCATCATACCAACAGCATTGGCACTCTTTGCAAGTTCTGGAATAGGACCAACCACACCGGGGTATCTATATACCCAATTTTTCCAAGGATGGCCAACCGTTGCAACACCACGCACTACACCAGAATTACTATTGTCTGTGCTAGGTATCTGCCCTATAACAGTTGGTGTTTGTTTGAGCACGTTAGCAAAGAATGTATCCTTACCCCCACGGTCTGGGTCTGCGAATAGAATAGGAACAACGACTAATGACGCTCCTGCTTGATAGAGTTTGATAATCTCGTTACCAAGTGTTTCCCTATCCCAAGGCCACTGCCCACGTTCTCTGATTGTCTGATTGTTAATTTCTACAGTAACAACATTATCAATTATCAGTGTTTCTTGATTGCGCTGATGTTGATCCATTGCCTTGAGGCGAACCATGTCTAGGAACCACGGGTCTGCAAAACGCAATCCACACAATACTAAAATGACGAATAATGATATAATCCACTTTTTCATAACTAATTTCCTTGCGTAATTCCCACACTACATCCACCACTTGTCAGACAATTCTGTGTCAATGAATATGATTGGTTTGTACTACCTTGCTGAATCAAATTCAAATCTGTGTGATAACTACCTGTCAAATCTATTGTTGCACTATGGGCCCCGCTATCTTTTTGAATAACAGATTGTGTCCCACCATCTGTCCTCACTGTTATATTTAGGGTCTTATTTCCACTACCATCCTGCTTGACAAACATAGTATTATATTCCCCACCATACATGTAAATCTGTGCATAATGGTCTGCATCAACCGAACCTGATGATTGACCCACCTTGATGTTATTATTACCTGAATGTAAGTCTAAATTCACAGTATGGCCACCATATTCTGATATAGTACCAGAACAAGTTGTGTCTGATTGGCTATCATATGTACATCCTTGGCCAACACTAACCGTGTTGCTATTGCTCTGAATATGCATACCCACCCTATTCGTATCTGTGCCGGTGGTGTTGTATTGTTCAGTTTTTATGGTGTTGCTGTTACCATCCAAATCACCACCCCAAGTCTCACCACTACCCCAATAAGAAATCCAACTGACTGTATTGTTGTTTCCCCCTTGTGTAATATTCAAATCATTGTTAGTACCTTCCATAGTAAGATTTACGGAATTGTTATTACCGTCAATATCTACAGTTATCGTAGAATCTGTACTCGTACCTATCTGTTCAATGAACACACTGTTGCCAGCAAGTGCAAAGTTAGTCAGACTGAGTAATATTAATGATATTAGAAGCGTTTTCATCTTTTGTTGTTATCTCCGGCACAGGCATTCCCTGTGTAATATTAATCCTATAACCATAGTCGTTTATCAAGTCTAAATCTACTGTGTTACTTCCTACTCTTCGTATGATGCGTGTGCTGTTTCCATCTACCAGTGTGTTGACCTGTGTGACTTTATTAAACCCACTTGTTCTACCATCAATCATCTCTGATTGTGCGAGTGAAGCGGCAATCTGGTCTAGGATATTTCCAAGTAGGTCAACATCCAAATCGTTAATGTCTAATTCATTAAACCCAAATAGGTCTTCTTCTAATTCGTTCTTACCTAAATCATTAAACTCTAAGAGATCAATATCAAGTAAATTCTTACTGTCTTTAGAATCCTCTAATAAATCCAACAATTTCTGTTTGGGCGGTTTAATAATCAACATGTTATTAATCTGGTCTAATGTCAAATCTAGTATTACAGGCTTAGATGGTTTGTTTTCCCCCGTACTAACTAATGTTGATTGGAATGCTTGGTTCATAATAACTTGTCCCGCATCAGTCTCTACCGATATCTTACCTACGGTCCCGTCTTTGTTGGGTAGTAGAATAATTAAAGATTTTCCAACCTCATCCACGGTCATACTGAATGCAGTCCCCAACACACCAATCCTTGCTGTTGGTGTTCTAATTTCTACGTTCTGATGATTTAATTTAGCAATATTACCACTCGCATATCGCACTGTGCCAAGTGCAATATTCATGACCAACTTAGAGCCTGTTTTAGAATTAGGGTCATATATAAATTCATCAATTACCAAAGCACTGTGGGCACTCACTGCAACATTAGTATCATCAACAAACGTGATACCTATGTCACCTTTACCAGTTTTCACAGTGTCCTTAAACTCAATATCGGAACCCTTCTTTAGATCAGTCTTTTCACCAGACCTTTCTACAGAAGCGTTTCCTTTGACCACATTTCCAATAGCACCATAAGCATTGGTACTAAAGAAAATAATACTAATCGTCCATAGTAATCGTAACATCATGGCCTGACCCCACTGTTGTCATGTCCACTGTTCCATCATATGCACCACCCTGTGTAATAGAAAAAGTACTAGATGAACCCGTATGATGCAGGGTTGTGTCTTGGTCAGCAGCACCAGTGTGTGTAGATGTAATAGTATTACTTCCACCAATCGCTGTAATGTTTGTCACCTTCTTATCACCACTCGCCATTGTTGCAGTACTATTTTCATTAATAGTCACTGTATTACTGTCACCTGTAACAACAAGATCAACATCGGCATCACTAGACGCAGCACTATTACCCACATTCACCGTAGTCGTATTTGAGCTACCAGTGATTGTCTGGATAATACTGTTGTCATCAGATGAAGAACTAGAACCAACCGATACGGTAGACGTATTACTACTACCTGTCTGGTTGATTGTTAACTCTTGTGTTGCACCAACGACAGATGCAGCAATAGTATTTGTACTACCAACTTGGTCAATGTCCAACGTCTGGTTGTCACCTGTTAGGGTAACATCAGTTGTCCCGTCACCAAATTGGTTGTCTTGTCCATCTTGATTGATGTTTGCAGTCAGACTTGCACCAGACTGCGTAATGTAAACGTCACTCGCATAACCCACATTCATCATAACAAAGTAAGCGAGAATAGTAAGTATGCTCGTTCTCATTTGATTTTCTCCTTTTTAAATTCCCAAAGTTTATTTTTCTCACCCACCTTAATAATTTCTATAACCGATTGTTCAATTGCTTTCCTCACGGCATAGGTAGTAGACTCATTGTCTGTTATACCTGCTTCAGTCTCCAGCAAGCTTGTTCCCATATCCAAAAACTTGAACACTGTAGCAGATAACTTAGTACTCAGAATTGTCTTCTGAGAACTGACTGCTAGTAACACCTCACCTGTCTGTACCGATATTAATCGTAAAGCAACTGTAACCATATCTTTACGATACTCATCAGATATACCAATACCCAAATATCTTACACCTAGTCCACCAGTTTCCGTATTAGTATCATAACCAACTATACCGCCTGTTAGTAACACTCCTGCAAATAGTAGCGGCCTGATCTTTTCTGCTTTATCTCCTTCGTGCGACTTTCTTGTGTTTCGTATAATCTGCCGTTCTTTAAGAAGATTGTCTAATTCCATCCTCTCAATAACTTGAAACCACTCACCATTCCCAGCCTTCTTTAATGCTTGCAGTAACCATATGTCACCGCCCTGTGTAACCGCACTACTAAGCAAAGCAAGATTATTACCAGACTTTCTCTGACCAGTAACGTCATTAAATTTATACACTGCTATCGGCACTTTTTGCACTGGTGCCGGGATATTTTTTAGTTCATCTACCATTGGCGATGAAGTTACTTCAGGTGCATCTATCGGTTGGATAGATGCACAACTAGAAAGTAAAGTCGCCAACAGGAACAGTGATAATAGTCGAACTACCATTTGCATCCACAATCGTTAATTCTACGGTTTCAGAACTTTTGGTGTAACTGATTGTTGTACCCTCAAAAGTAACTGTGCCGGAAGTTGAAGATTCTTCTCCGAACATACTATCTACTAATTGTTTTGAAAGTTGAGCATATATCCTTGACTCTACATTTTTCATAAATTTAGATAGGTTCGTATTTGCAGCATCTCGTATTGCTTGACGTTCCTCTGCTTCTCGTTTCTCTTTGATTGCTTGTTTCCTAGAGAACTCTTGATTCTCAATAGTTAGAACATGGGCGCTATATCCCTGCCCACTAAAAGCAGGAGACTTCCATTGGTGCGTCAAATCTCCAGCAAACGCAAGTGAAGGAACAAACAATAATATCGGTATAAACCTAATCATTCTTCTTCTCCTTCTCAATATCACGAAGTTCCAGTATAGTATTGATCTTTTGGTCCATTCGTATCATATCATTGTCAAGCATCCGTACCCTATCAATAAGTCCAATAGTAGTTCCGGTTGCCTTTTCCAATGCGGGAAGAATTTCTTGGGTGACGTATCTCCAAATAAAGAATATGAAATAACCCATACCAACAGCCATAACTACAGTAATGCCCTGTTCTTGGACTGCTTTAATAATCTCTTCCATTCAACTAGTCCTTTCTGGCATCCTCCTTGCCATCGGCAGCAGACATCCTTCGGACATCTGGTTTTACACCCAATACATGGCATACCAAAGAGTCTAGTCTCACAATTTCATTATTAATAGTTTTGACACGGTTATCTAACGCCGTAATCAACATATTCAATGTCGCAGCGGAATCTACCACCGATGCTAGTATATATTTTAGGAGAATAATAATAAATGCACCACCAGCTAAAACGGCAGTAACCGTAAAACCAAGTTCAGCGATAATTGCAAATATTTCCATCGCTGACTCCTATAAAATACGATATAGGATTATTTAGGTGATTCGGGTGTTTTAGGGTTTAGTTATTAGGTGGGAGCGACTTATTTTACATCCTATAAATGCATTATAAAATTCATCTGGTTTTAATAGACAATCTGTGTCAAATTGAAGTTTAGCTTCATAGTAATTTATTTCGCCCTTTGATTTACATAGCCGAACAATTTTTCTATCAAACAATTCTAATCCGTGTTCTTCTACTAACAACTTTACTTCTTCATTTGAACCACAGTAAGTTTTCCAATCAGTCTCCACTATCTTGATGCGTTTTCTTTTCTTACCCTTCAGTGGGGGTAATTTTCTTTTAGACACTAAACCTTTTTTGCCAATATAGTCTTTACCATTTCTTTTGTCAGTTACTATATAAACAAAACCAAGATTGTCTTCAATCATTTCACTTGTGAATGGTTTTCCGTTGTAGTGCCAAGTCACCACTGTCTCCAAGCGTTTGCAATAATTGCAAAGCATGTTGCTGTATGTAAGACAACCCAAACAGTCCTGATTATCGCAACCCTGTCTGCTTTGTCATCCTCATCAAATGCTTTATACCCGATTGCCTTACACCAATATTTCCACATGTTCATGGTGTAACCGTAATGTCTTTTACTCTATATGGTTGATTAAGAATCCAATCAATAAGTGATACACAATATGATACAGTCATTTTTGGAGCGTCAATATGAGCAACCCTAGCAGTATCAAAACGACCAAACCTTACAATCGTTGTATCTATTCCTTGATAAAACAATTGATCATTAGCATAGTCTAATGCTGCTTTCTCAGTTGGATAAGTTCTAATTCTATTTCCACGCTGATCAGGAGAATTTGATCCTATATTAATTATACGTTTGTTGAGTTCAGCAGCCTTATACAATAGATCAACTTGTTGAAACCCATCATGTTTGCAATTAATAAATACATCACAATCTTCTAGAGTATCTACTGTGTCATAGAATACACTAAGTGCTTGACCAAGGCCTCTCCTTGTTCCAGTAATATAAAAATCACTCATTATTCATCCTCTTCGCTCCACTCAATCTCATCAACAAATTCTGGATCATAAGTTGATTCACCACAGAAAGGACAATAGGTTATTTGATAATGGTGTTCATCCATCCCATGTTTAATACGAAACTCTGCTTCACATTCTTCACATACTATTAATTTCACGCAATTGCCTCATATGCGTCTTCCCAGTTGCCTGATAATCCTGCCACCTCATATTCTGTAACTCTTCCCTCAAAGAAGTTAGTGTGGTCTGCACCATTCAGTACCCACTCTAACCAAGGCAGAGGATTTTCCTTTACCTTAAAATTGGTTTTTAAACCCAACTGCAATAAACGTCTGTCTGTTATATACCTTATATATGACTTTACTTCAGACGCATCTAGACCTTCAATCTCACCCATCTTATAGGCAAGGTCAATGAATTTGTCTTCTAACTTGACTGCAACACGAGCCATAACATAAATGTCTCCCTTGAAATCATCATCAACTACCTTGGGATGCTCAACACAAAATTGACGGAACAGTTTAGCGTTCCCCTCAACATGCATACTATTTCCAGTAACCGACCTATTGCCATGTTCATCCGTAACAACAAATGATTTACCCGGAACAGATAAGCAATGAAATTCTGTTGGTTCGTCAAGTTTTGTATGTGTTATTTTTACATCGGTTGATTTAATTCTTTTTATTTGCATATCATGTCACCCCTTTTTGTTATTCCTCTTATATATCCAGCTGGAATTTCTTGTCCCCCACAAATCCATTTATTTTCCACTTTATTTGTGATTCTAATTTTTCCAGTAAAATGTTTTGATTTTTTAGATGAAGATTCAACACTCATTGTTCTCCCCCTCGATTTATTTTTAAACGCATTGCTTCTCCCTCTTTGCCAACCATCAGGAATATCAATTTCATTCATAATCTTTTTTTCATTTACACCATCAGTTATAGTCATCTCACCAATTCTTTTTTTTATCCCATTTCGTATATTTTCTAAACCACTCCTCTCATGAATTCTTCCTTTATTGTCCGGTAATGTGTTAGGAAAATCTATTATTCTTTTTTTAGCTGATATTGATTTTTTCAATTTTACTTCTGGCGAATCTTTTCTCCCAATAGTTTTCTTTGATATGCGTTTATATATTTTATTCCTTTCTTCTGGTGATTTATATTTATTTGTGTTTCCGCCCGAACCACCTTCTGATAAATTGTATATCAAATCACCAAATTTAGATTTATATTTGTCAATCCAATATATTTCTCTATCATCTATATCACTATTATCACAATATTCAATAATAGAAACAATTAAATGATCAGTACTGCCGTGTTTTTTTATTGATTGACGCAGCAACATTCCAGAACCAAAGTAATTTTCATCAAATATTTTTTTATGACTTTTACCAATATAAACCCTATTATTAGTTACATTTAATGTTTTGTATATATACCCCATCAACATACCCCCAGTTAATATTATAATACTATTTATAATAATGGAGTATTCAAGACGAAAGAGTTATTCAACAATTATAAAATATTTGTCTTCTGATGGTTCAAAATCCTTTGCTAAACATTCCTTTATTTCACCACCCTGTTCATATATCATTCTATGATTTGGTGAAACTTTTTGGTCAAACCCGGCGCCCTCAAAATGATATATTTCATCACGAATAACTTTTTGTGTTTTTGTTGGGTTTGTATATGAAAAATCTTTTGTGTTCATATCAAATTGTAACACTTCATCTTCTAATGTTATATTTTCAATATTTTTATCGCCGGCCTTAGTTGTTACTTTCGTGCCAACCAATAATGCTTCGTCACGAATAGACCACTCAACAACCTTACCCATACCCTTCATCTTACCGAACCGCTGGAAGTTGAGGAGCATAACGAATGACGCAAACAGTGCAACACCTTCATTGAACACAGACTTTGCAAGTGCAAGACCTAGACCCTTCATTGTGGTATTGTCTGACTCCTGCATGAACTCAATCTTATTTACCATTTCCTTGTACTCTAGGAATGCATGGTACTCACTGTCTGGCAACCCAAGTGTCTCATTGAGTAGAGCATATGCACGTTGGTGTATACCTTCACGGGCTGCAAAAGAACCAAGCATGTTACGGATTTCATTATTCTTGAACTTGGGAATAAACTGGTCATAATAGTTCTGACCCACTGCAACATCAGACTGTGTGAACAGGCGTAGGATGTTGGTAACATATTCCTTCTCAGTCTCAGTGACCTTACCAGACTTCCAATCAGCCACATCCTCAGACAAATCAAGTTCGTCCTCAATCCAATGTGCCTTTTCATGGCGTGTGGTAATCTCTACTGCCCAAGGATAGTGAAACGGTTTATAGGTTTCACTGAACTGTAATAGTCCACCCCCGCTGCGTTTCTTCAGTAGGTCATCACCCATCTTCATTAGATCATCATAACCCCCGATACGCTTGTCATCAATAAAGATTTGGGGAACAGAATTAACCCTACGAGTATTCATCGCACCCACCACTTCGGTAGCGCCATTGATTGTCTGATAGAACGCTAGACGTTCTTCTTCATTATCAATCAAATCCTCTTCATACTCAAATGCATGTTCCTTCAACCAACTCTTTGCCATCGTGCAAAATGGACAATCGGACTTTGTTACCACTCTTATATTCATACTATACTCCAAACGATGATCCACAACCACAACTACTTTTCTGTTGTGGATTGCTAATTTTGAGGAACGAACCCCCCAACTCTGTTACATAATCTATTTCTGACCCCAAGACATACATCTCTGCCATTGGGTCAAGTACTAATACATTTTCAATTGGTTCTGACCAATTTACATCTGGAAGCTCTGATGCCATTGCCCAAACATATTCCAAACCAGAACATCCACCACCCTTAACTCCAAGGGACACATAGTCTCCATCTGATCTAACACTATCTAGATAATCAACTGCCGATTTTGTTAGCGCTATCCCGAACATGCTATACACTCCTCTTGTGTCATTGTTTGTGTTTCGTAATCTTTCAATGCATCACGCACTATTTTGGTTGACACATTCTCTGCTTTGGCTGAGGTTTCTGTACGAAGATAATACAATCCCTTACAACCCAACTTCCAAGCATTGTAGTGTACTTTATGTAGGTCTGCCTTCGATGCGCCTGCTGGAAAGAACACATTTAATGACTGACCCTGACATAGAAACTGTTGCCGATCAGCAGCCTGAGAAACGATTGCGTTTTGGTCAATTTCAATAGCAGTCCTGAATATATCCTTTACCTCTGATGACAGAAAACTTAGGTGTTGAACAGAACCACCATTAGTGATAATCGAACTCCAAGTTGTTGCATCATTCTTATTTATCTTCTCCAATTCCTCTTCAAGATATTTATCTTTAACCAAATGGGAACCAGCACGGGTTCTGTGCGTATATGCATTTGCCTTACTGGGCTCAATAGATGGCGACGTGCCACAGATGATTGAACTGTTTGCATTAGGTGCAATTGCCAATAGGTGAGAATTGCGCCTTCTTGTACCCTTCATATCTGGACATTCACCACGTTCCTTTGAAAGTTGTTCTGTCTCTGCAACTGCTTCTGATTTAATATGTTCAAAGATTTGAATGTTTTTAACCACAGCAGATGGAGACTCAAGGGGGATACGATGCTTGTGCAAATAAGAATGCCATCCCATTGCACCCAAACCAAGGCTACGTTCTTGTGTAGCAGAGAAACGAGCACGACTGATTTCATCACCCGCATTGTCAATGAAGAACTGAAGGACGTTATCTAGGAATCGAATAAGATCACGAATCATTGTAGTATCCTTCCATTCATCAAATTTCTCCAGATTGACAGATGACAAACAACACACAGCAGTGCGATCTTCATTAGTAGGAAGGTGAATCTCATTACAGTTATGCACAACAATACCATTAGCATAAAAGTTGTGGTTGTTCTCTACAGTAATATCATATACGGGCCGGCGCTGAGTTAGTTTCGTTATTTTTAAGGCCATGATTATTTTCTCCTACTTGCTTCTGCTAGTTTTTGTTTGTGTTCTTTAGTTTTTACATATTTAAAGTCATCGTCACACAACCCATATTTTTTCTTCATAGAATTTTTAAATCCCACTCTGCCACCACCCAAATCTTCAAATCTACACAGCGCATAACTTGTGGGAAAACCAAGAGTTTTACTATATATAAACCAGTGATATAATGGTAATACACCATGTTCTTTAAAATAAGAATATGCGCCTTCAAGCAGTGTTTCGTCATCAACATTAATATATCTGGGATTATTCGTTCCTTTCATCATCCTACTATGATTTTTATAAAACTCATCTCGTTTCTCTGGGGGAACACAATATCCACCATCACCACCAAGACTTTGATTATACCCATTCACATAAGTATCAAGATTTTTAATATAGAACTTTTCCATATCAGTTGCTTTCTTTTTAGAACGACCTTCCCACAATATCTTTGATGAAAAATCATCTATACCATATAATCGTATCGCATTATATAAATGCGTCTGCTGACCTCGTTTAGCATTAATATGGTGTTTGTGCAATCTCGCTGATACACCCTTTGAACTATATCCCACATATTGTTTGCCGGATGTTTTAGATGTTAATAGATATGTTGTGTATTTCATATTAATCCCCGATAGATGAGTAGATGGATTTCTTGTTATACTTATATTTATAATAAAACAAATCTATAGAAATCCATCTACTATTATCTAACCAAAGACAAGATCATCATCCTCGTTCAAATCCTCAGCCTTTACATACCCACGATTTTTTGTGAATACTCTGTGGTCGGGGGTGCATTCAATAAAGTTGCCAGTTTCTTCATCCTCAATACGAATCAAATCAGCATCATTATTCATCAACGAACCAGATAATACTCTTTGATAGGAAGTTTCACCAGTTTCCACATTATAGGACAGAACTTTAACATCAGCAGCAAAACTCTGTTTGCAAATATATTCAAGTGTAACCCCAAAACAGGGATCGCCGTCTATAATACAATCAAGTTTTGTATCACCCACAAGACACAGGTTAGACCCGTTGATTTTTAATCCTTTATCTTTCATGGTCTGTGGTAATGCACGGTTGGCTGTATCAATGAAGTTAAGATATGGTTCACCTGTGCGATAACGTGTCTCCAACACAGTTTCCCATAATTTTCTAGCCTTCATACTGTCACGGGCATCTTGTTCATTTGGATCAACCAAATCCCACATCTCATCACGTTCTACTGCTCGCATAAACGCATCGCTAATATTCACTGCATGATGCAAATTAAGGTTCTTACGATTCACGTCTCCTGTGGGTATACGCATGTTTAGGAACTCAATAATATCAGGGTGGGAGATGTCCATGTATGCAGCATATGACCCCTTACGGGTCTTCCCCTGACGATATGCGGTCATGTCAGCGTCTACTGTATGGATAAATGGCATAGGACCGGGTGCTTTATCTGACACTGCACGAACATCACTCCAATGTCCACCAACACCACCACCCTTGACTGACAACCAACGCAACTCAGCAGAATGGTCAATCAAACCCTCAAGGGTATCAGGAACATATGTGAGGAAACAGGAGATAGGAAGAGCTCGTGTCTTCTCACCCGGCATAGGAGCATTGGATAGGACCGGGGAAGCAAACATAAACCAACCATCACTTACATAATCATAAATCTTCTGGGCAAGTTCCATGTCACCATATGAATACGCAACCGCTGCTCGTGCATATGCCTGTTGTGGTGATATTTCATCCTTTGTCTGGTAATAATCTGTAAGTAACTTCTTAGCTTGTTCTGACAGAGATTGATCTTTTGTTCTGTCTATTTTAATTCCAACGTATTCTTCTGTGGTTTTGAGGTATACAACTTCAGCGGTTGCGGTGTTCATCTTTTGCTCCTACACTCTTCTCCATTCTGCGAACCTCAACTTTGCCGCTGGTCCAGAGAGAGTATTGTTTGTTATGATTTCTTGTATTTCTTCTTTAGTATATCCACCGATAACCATATCGTTGATATCCTTATACTCCATAGTATCAGGCCACAGGCATACGCTCTTCCCCTGATCAATTGTTTTCTCTATCTGTTTGTTGATCTCCTTATTTCTAGGTTCATTGTCGTAGATGATTGTGAGGCCACCTTCAATATTACTAAAGTCTGCTCCGGCAACTGCAATGCAGTTATCCAGAAACAGACTATCTAACGGTCCTTCAACAACAAGAATAGGTTTACCCCTGTCTATCTTGTCCAGACCAAAAATCTTGTCACGGTCAGCATCAATCTTGATGGTGATATACTTAGGTTGTTCATCACCAAAGGCTCTACCCTGATACGCAAACACTTCACCTTGTTCATCACGAAACGGAATAATCAACCTTGGATGATCGCCACCCAAGGAAGGAAATTTACCTTTGATTATCGTATTTGTGAATTTATAAAATGATTCGCATAGATATAAATCGGAGAGTGATTCCAGAGGGAGTTTTCGTCTTTCCACAATCTGTCTCGCTGGGTGGTCATTAGGTAGGTCTTTAATAGATTTAAGACCTTCAAGAATACCTTTTTTGCGAAACACTGGTGCATTGAATTTGAACTCCGGCTGAGGACTACTACGAGTCTCAACACCTTTTTTATATCGTTCCATTATATAGTCTTTGTAGGTTTTTGAGTCTATTGTCTTGACTAGGTTACCCAAAGATGCACCAACGCCACAGTTATGACACTTGAAGAACAGGTCATTGTTCTTACGGAAGACAAATCCTCTTGTCTTAGTTCGTGATTTTTGGGAATCCCCACAATAGGGACAACGGAAGTTCCATAAATTATCGCCCTTCTTCTTGAACTGTTGAAGATAAGGACTGATAATATTTAAGTATTTGGTATCAATATATGACATTCATACATAATAACAGGTCTATGGTATAATGTCAAGTGATTTGCAGCAGTTTATGCAAAACAAATCCGGCGACAATTGATGCTCCTATCAGGACATGACGCCATTTCTCCAGAACGCCTACCCTTGTGGCCAGTTCATCCTTAATCTTCTGTATCTCTTTATTCTGCTGGGTATGTTGCACTAGTGCCGCAGCCATAATCTCTTTGGTATTTGTGGTAATGCGGGAATGAAGTTCGTCTATCTTAGCGGTTAGTTCTATGCGACGAATCTCTAATTTGTTATCTGCAGCTGTAGTTGTTTCTTCTTGGCGAGCAATCTTCTCTTCATGCACAGACAACATACGATGGATTGAGTTGGAAACATCGGTCAATTTTTCAATCGCAATGTCCAAACGGTCATGTATTTTTGTTTGATCTGCTACTTCTTTTTTAAGAAGCTCAACCTCTGTTTCCAACTCTCCCATAATATCTACTTCTCAGATTTCAACATGGTAAGAACACCCCATGCAATTGCTGCAAGTGCAGCATACTTCGCAAATGGGCCGAGGAACAACACCACAAGACCAACAGCAATCAGTGCGCCGCCATCCCATGAAGTGCGTTCCATTACTCTACTTTTAATCCAACTAAACATTTATTTCTCCTCTAATTGTTTTATTCTGACTTCTAGACTGTCAATCTTTAAACTGACATTTGGGTATTTTGTCTTCCAATTCGTTTCATCAGCAAGAACCTTCAATCCCAATTTCCTAGATGCCCATGATGCAACATCATCAACCTTACGATAGAACCACTTACCCATCTTGGTGTCAGAGAACCAAGAATCTGCGGCACTACCAATAACGGCAGAGGCAATACTACTTATTAAAAAAAACCACATACTGTTTCCTTTTTATTTATTTATACGACCACTGAAGGCCATGGAAGGCCCGCAGCATCGGCTAAATAATTCCACCGATTGTTACTAGAGGTCGGCGAGGCCTCGCCTCGATATGTGTAAGTGTCTTTGTTAGCTAGTGAACGGAATGGACCATAACTACCCCTTTCAGCACAATATAAATCAAAGTCACGTCCTGTTTTTCCATCTGCAACAAAAGTTTCATATCCTCTTTGGTAGGCGCAAGGCATACACCACAATTTATTACATGTGGATGTGTCACACTTATGAGTAAGCACACGAAGCTCCTCTGGCATTGCTTCATATTGTGCAAATCTACCTGTGAGTGTCTTGTGAAACAAATCAGGATCAAGGTCTTTACCCGTTGGTATGGGAGTTAGATCAGGAGAACCGCCTAGATAGATATCAACACCAGCAGACTCAATCAGCCCCCGCATCTCAGAATTTTCAAGATATCCCCAATCCGTTGCCGTATTTTCCATCGATATTCCAATAGAAATTGCATCTGCTCCAGTTTCAGATGGCCAGATGGCATACGATTCGTATCGTGGTAGAATCATGCCAATATCATAGGTTCCTTTTGTAAATCCACTGAGAACAGGGACTCTATTATTGACGTAATCAATTGACCAATCAACAAATTGTAAATCAAAGTCTCGGATAGTGGATTTAATTAAAAGAATAATTTCTCTAATAGACTCTATTTCTTTCATATTGTCCCTATCATTGTATCCGGGCACATTCCATTTCTCAACTGCATATCTCACAACAACCTCAGCATCGGTTTCCGTTAACCAGCGACAAAGATTATAGGTCGAATTAACTCCTCCCGAAAATGGTATAAGAATTTTCAAGTTAACCCCAATCTGGTGTTGTGCATTTTTCGCATCTACAAGATTTACAAACTTCTACTTGACCTTCAATGCCATGGCTGTAAGGTTCACGTCTATAATCTTTCATCCTTTTCGTTCCACAATGAGATTCGTGACCACAAATATTGCAATAGGTCACATCCCAATCTTCAGCCATCATTAGTCTTCCTCTCTTGGAATGATTGACCAACGACCAAATAGAACAACTGCATAATATGCGGCATGCATTTTCCACTTCGGAACAGATGGAGCAGCATCTTTCATTGCCATCAGGAAAACCTTATCTGATGCCTTTTTTGCAGATTTGTATGCACGTTGAACTTCTTCTACATTCGGATCATCAGGGTCTTCGTTTTTGAAACGATACTGGCGAATGCGTTTGTAGAGAAGGTCATGAATGATTGCAGCACGAGCGATGTCCCACGGGGAAATCAACCACCAGATTGCACGAGGCACACTAGCTAAGTCAGTGACAAAACCCTTAGAGCAAGTGATCTTACTATCGGGACATTTTACACCAACTGCCTGTAGTGCAGCCGCATCAATCTCATCATTCTGATAAGAGAGGGCTCGTTCCAGAATCCACTTCTTGGGTGGATGAAATTCAGCTGAAATTTTATTATTGAACTTTCCCATTTTTATCTTCTTTCTTCTCTGGCGCTACCGCATTTTCATAGTAGACAATGATCTGTTTCTGTTGTTCTATATATCGTCTCAGTTCAGCAAAGTTCAGCGCCAGATTTTCATAATCCTTTACTGATAGTGCGATATAAGAATCAGCACCATTCTTCTTCGCATATTCCTTGACAAATTCAGCGTAGTTAGCCTTTGCAACTACATAGATTTTTACATCATTTAGCTGGACTTGCTTTGGCCTTGTTACTATTGGAACTTCCGTCTTTACTGTCTTTGTTACCGTCACTACCTTTGACGGCATCAGACTGCACCCCCCCAGTAGGATCAGTGATGACAGCAAGATCATCCCATAAACGATTGGTCGCATTTTGCATCCTCTTTTCTATCAAACCCGGCTTCTTATTTGCCAAGTGTGTTAGGTTGTGTTTTTGCAAAGTTGCACGGAGTTCATCACCATAACCCTCTGCAATCTGCAATTCCTTCTGTAGTTCTCTACTTAGTTCTGCGTTTTTTGCAATATCGTTTTGCAATGTTGTAATACTATCTTCACTAATCTGAATTGCAATTTCAAGCTTTGCATTGTTCTCAGTAAGAATAGCAATGCGTTGTTGGGTATCCTTATAATACAAATACCCACCGAAACCTACGGCACTAAGCACACCCATGATGATCAGGAATAGATATACTTTAATCATCAGTCAATATACATATTCAGTTCATATCTCTTATTGTCGAGATTAGCAACTTGAATATGCACTTTCTGTTTCTTGTTTGTGTCAAGGATATAACTGTTGGTCTTGCCACTACTGGGTTTCTTTGGACCAGATGCAACCTTGCTATCAATCTCAGATGGGTCTACTGTCACGCCTTTGGTCTTTGCAAACTTGTATGCGTGTTGCATGGCTCCAGAGAAATCCTTGTGATACAGTTCGTATCCAGTGGCAGACTTTGCAGCATTTACAGGCTGAATGTCTGCAACAGGTTTTGCTACATCATATCCAGAACCATATGCAATTTCAGAAACAGCATCCTCTTTAATCTTTTCAATGAAAGCACTCTTCTTTGATTCCCGCTTGGCTCGGCGTGTTTCTAAACGTGTTTTGTGTTCCCGATATGCCTTAGTGCGAGCATCAATCAAGGAACGGTTAAGCAATTTCTTTTTCTTACCACCATCAGGGTTCATGTCTACTGCACCACTACTTGCGTTATTAGCGGGGGCATCTTCTTCTAACCCACTATGGGGGGATACTTCTATCCAGCGTTTCATTTTATGTCCTCCAAACTAACGTAAATCTTTTCTTGTGTTTTAACGTGAATAATAGGAAATATGTCAATACCAAGAATCGTATCTAACGGAGCTTCGTCATCAAACGCAACTACCTTATCACCCTTCTTAGCAGTTAATTCTTCCTCTTCACTATTTAGGATATCATTAACTAGAGTGTACTCCCCTTTAGGTAGCACCTCACCAAATCCAATGACTTCCTCAGAAATTGTGTTGTCTATCTCATATCCTTCTTCTTTAAGATACTTCATAAACTCTTTCTCAAACATATCAGGGTCATCAACAGATTCCTTGAATGTATCTTTGAGTAGGAATAGGGCAGCAGCATAGGTTCCCAACTTAGTTCTAAGTCCGGGCACCTTGCCAAAAATCTTTTTGATGTTGAATACTAGTTTGTGGAGAACTGTGTATGCAGATCGCATCTCATCACCTATGAGTTGGGTGGGTTGCATACCACGGGAAACAGTCTTCTCCATGATACGATTACCATCTGCATCAATAATACCCAGCTTAAATGCTGGCATATTATCAAATGGTGTCACAAGTAGTTTTATGAATCTGTATGTAACAAATAAATCTATCGCTCTTCCCATTAGATTTCCCTTAATGTTTCTAAAACGTAATTGTCAGATTCAATATCTGACAATTCATCTTCTCTAATCATATTTAGGAAAATTAGAAATGACTTCAAGACACCAAGGTATTCTTTTTGTGTCCTAAAGAGAAGAAGGGTGACACAAGCCTCAGTTCCAAAAAGGTTCCTGAGAATGATGATATGATTGAGAAGCAACCGTTCTTTAAGTTGTCCCCCCAATGAATACTTTTTAAAAAGACGTTTAATATACTTAAACCTCTTCATATCATCGTGAAACTCTTTTTCCCCTTCACACTGTGGATTGTTATAATGTTTAATAGCATACATTACAAAATTGTTAGTAGTTATATTTTCATACATTCTATTTAATAGAAGCAGTTAACCTACATGAATTATCCTCTTGCATTTCATAACCCAGCACCAGACTTAAACCACCCTCTACCTGATGAGAGATGCCGTCATCTGCTTCAAACTCATCATATGGAGTGTCCAAACCTTTACCGAAGCGACCGCCAAAACTGGTCAAGGGTAAATCGTAAGAACCACTTTCACCTTCCATCATAGGGACTTCATCAAATGTCAGTCCAATTTTACTTAGAGAACTTCTCAATCTACTAACAACCATCTCTGGGATCATTGTTCCGTCTATTGTAGCTCTTGCTACCGTACCAACAAAAGAATTAAGCGCCCGTACAACTCTGGGGTCAGAATAATTGCCCGTTGGGATATCTTGATTTAGAGAAGCAATAGTTGTCTGAAATGTGGCTTCATCTAATGCGAATTTTTTAAATGTTTTCATTTTTCTTCTTCCTTCGGTTCTACGTCACAGGGATAATGATCTCTAATTTGTTCTTCAAGAAATTTAGGTTCTTCTTTCTTCTTAGTAAAAACTTTGGTAACAGGTTCTACCACCTTACCCCAATTAACCTCTGATAAAACTTCAACCATTAAATTCTCCCATTCGTAAAAATGATGGGGGGGACAAGCCCCCCACACCAAAGTATTACACTATTAAGTAAGTGCTGGACCTGTACCAAGATCACCCACAACATTTGTAGCATGAGCAACCCAATACCAAGCAGCACCTGTCCAGAGACAAGTTGCACTTTCACCAATTGCATCAAACGTGGCAATATTACCTGCACCACCTGGCGTGGTCAGGGTAACTGTAGGTGGATTCGTTACTGCTTCTGTAGCAATAAACGTGTGAAGCTGACCTGTAACTGTACCATCAGCCAAGGTAACTGCACAAGCTACATCTGCACCACCAAGAAGATGAATGCCCTTTGTAAGTGTAGCTGCACCATTAACAATGATGGTTTCTACGGTGTTGGTTGCAAGAGGAACCGGATTAAGGTTCAAAAAGTTTGCAACGGAAATTTTCTTATTGATTGGTGTTCCCGTAGGATCATCAATCACATGTAGTAGATCACCAGACGCAATTCCAGTGGAAAGGTCTGTGAGAGCTGTAATTTTCTTATCTGCCATTTTAGCTTCTCCTTATATTAACCCACTTAATTGTGGGAATGTTACTGTAGATATTAATCCTCTTCTGAACTATTCTCTACATCACTAACAGTTGAATCTTCAACTGCTTCATCATCATCTAACTCTTTGATGAAGGCGTCACACTGTTGAAATGCACCCATTAGTGCGTTCAACAGTGCTTGGTCTTCAGCAATCTTCTTTTGCGCTTCGGCAATACGTCCCCGAACCGCTTCGATATCTTTCGAAATAACTAGTTTGCGTTCATTAATTTTTTCAATATCAATCATAATTTTCCTTTCACTTTTCAATTATATATAGTTATTTATAACACTTATGCAGCAGTAACAGTTACACCATTTAACACAGAAGCAGTACCACTGGATGATCCAGCCTGTGTGTATACGGCAATATCGCTGGTATAGTCTTCCATGTCGAATGGATCATTTACATTTGCAGCAGTATCTTGTACAAGTCTACCACCTTGATGACCGTCTGTATCACCCTCAAGAGAAATATTAACATCAGCATCGCCGCCTGTCATTGTCAGGTCAGTAATGTCAGCCGTTCCTGTTACGCCCGCAATTGTGAAGTCTACTGATTCCATGAGTATTTCATCACCAGCGTTAGCAGCAGTATCTTGAACAAGCTTGTCGCCGGGTGTATCTCTTGTTCCTGATTCTAGCATCAGTCCAAGAATCGACCCGCCATCCTCTTCTGCGAGATTCGCAGTACCGTCAAAAATAATTGCATTTCTTCCTTCACCAGCGGTATCACCAACACCAGCACCATTAAATGCAAGAAATCCAGCCGTCGAAGTAGTCAAAGTACCTCTGAACGTGATTTTGTTAGTGCCCGATCCAGAGTAGTAAGAACACATAACAGTACTATCTTCGACCATATCAGTTGAACCCAAACGAGACAGTAAAATATATGCTTTGTTAGTAACAGTCTGATTTGCAGCCCAAGCAGCTGACGTTACATCAATTGCTTCATCGAAAGTAATTGAAATGTCAAATGTTCCAGCGTCAGCAACTGCTCCTTCTGAAAATCCGATTGATACTGGTGTAGCAGAACCAAAAACTTCTGCTAGGTTACTAATACAGACCAGAACTTCAGGTTGCGCATCTTTGTTATCATTACCCGAAGCTGCAAGGCCAGGAGATAAACCCCAACCACCAGCAACAGCAATGGCATTTTCTCTCGCTCCGCCTGATCCAGCAGCATTTGAATCCAGTGGTAGGAACTTGGGTCGGCTTTCCGCCGATGTACTTGATCCCCATAAGCTCATTTTATTCTCCTCTATTCTTCTAGGTAGGAGGCAGAAATGTAAGTATCTCTGCTTTATTCGTCCCAGAATCTATTATTATTTCTATTTATACTATTTAAAACCCAGACGTTTCAATTCAGCAATGGTTTTACCCACTTCTGTGTGGTAAACACCAATACCACCCTTTGCTTCCCACTGGGTAATATTTTTCAGATAATCATCAATCAATACGTTTGGTTTCCCATCAGTCATTGCGAATTTCTGTTTATCTTCCCGTTTTACCAGATTAGTTTTACCACGTTTAATTCTGGTATTCTTACTTAACCACTTCAACTTTCCCGGCCGAGCATTAACATCACGACCTGATGCTGCGGAGAGAATGTGAGGATCATACTTAGCAATAAACGAATACAATCGTTTTGCCCCTGGCATCCAATCAAGATTTGCCCAGAAATCCTTTGTGTTTTTAATCGCTTCCCAGCGGTCATCCTTTTCAGCCTGTGCAAAAGGCATACCAATTACCTCCTCAGCACCACCGATAAAGTCAACGAGAACCTGATCCATATCACAATAGATTTCTGGAAGATCGTCCTTAGATGCTTCCATTAACTCCAACAAATTTTTCATTTCAGTCAATCTTAGGTTTTGTATCTACTTTAGCAACTTTTCCACCTGTCATGGTCTTTGAACCTTTAACGGGTTTGAGCTCCTCATCTTCTTCATCATACTCTTCTTTAGAAGTTTTGTCAAGTTTTTTCTCATCCAAACCCCAAATTTTTGCAAGTGCTTCCTTCATTGAAGCAACCTTGAAGTCACGGGCTTGTGCCCACTCAGGGTCAGTCTCGCCGGGGGTGACATCCAATGCATAGTCACGATAGCGATTTGTGCCGACTTCCATTGCGGGAATATCTTCTGGTACTGCGAAACCTTCTTTTACTGGGTATGTCTTACCAGCAACCACGAAAGTTTTTTCACCCTTGTCTTTGGCAGCCTTTAGTGCCATTCCAAATTCGTTACCTTCGTCCTTTACTGCCTTAGATACTGCCTTGCGGCGATTGTGAAGATACTTATCAGAATCATCAGTGTCACCATCGTTGTCAATATCCTTGTCCTTGCGGTCATCAAACTTCTTCTTGACTGCTTTGGGTTGAACAGCGTCCAGACCCTCACCGTCATCAGATTTGTTGTTCTTGTTGGTTTCTGCAACCTTCTTGGCTGCTTCTGTCCAAACACCCAGAATCGAAGATTCAAGGGTTTCGGCCTTTGTATCAAAATATTTCTTACCCATGTTTATTCTCCTTGATTTTTCTATTCATCCGTTCTAGGATTGATTCTTTTTTGGGTTGTAGTTCTTCTTTTAGTGCAGACAACATATCTTTATAAGATTTACCAATTCGTGCTTGGAATTTCTCTTTATCTGCGGGCCTCTTCTGTGCATTGTATTTCTGTTGAACCGCCACAGATATGGGTGCAGAAACTTTAACCTTCTTACCATCTGCAAATTCAACATCAAAGCGACCTTTCAATGATTGCGCCTTTCTCAATTGCATCATGATATTCTTTGATGCACCTTTGATATCATCATCACTTGCATCGTCATCATCATCAGCACTATCTTTACGAGAGAAGTCTTTATCCTTCGCCATCGCACGGCGAGCATCAGATGCAGCACTTTCCTCTACATCCTCTGGGTGATGACTGCTCATAAGTGACTTGATTGTTTTTACATCAAGGCCCATGATTTTCGCAATCTCTTCTGCACTCTTCTTGTCTTTGATATGCTGGTGCAACTGGGACATCTTACCTTCATCAAGGTCAGATTCTTCAGCCAAGGTCCAACCTTTTTTCAGATACTTATCTTGGTCCTTCTTGTCAATGACTATAACTTTACCACCCTTAGAAACCATCGTTTCTTTCTTGGGGTCTTTTAGTTGACGAGCTTCATCAAGGTCAGCTTCTTCTTTATTTAATTTATCAAAATTCTTTTTAAGAAAAGCATTTGCCTTATCTATGTCCTTAAAAGATTTCACAATTTTTCCAGAAGCACTCATAACATGCTTGCCATCACGATCAGATGAAACGAATGGTTTTTGTCCTTCATCAAGGTCAACTTCTTCTGTAATTTTGTTCTTTGCAAAATAATCGGCCATTGCTTGAGCATCTTTAAAAGACTTTTGACCCTTCTCACCTTTGATACTTACGAAGAAACTATCTGCACCCCTATCAAAGTCAGCAGTTCCAACTACCTTACCCTTATGCATGATGTTAATGCTATCGCCATCTTTGGTTACTTTATACTGACCCTTACCCCCATGAGCAAGAACCTGTTTTGTGCCTTCGTCAAATATTTGTGCAATAACTTGGTCCTGAGCATGGTCTTCGTCAAATTCAACTTCTTCATTGATTTTATCCGTATCATATACATTGATGCGCCCATCTGGAAGTTTTACATCAGCAACACCTAATGTTTGTCCCTTACCGACATTTGTTATAACACCAGAAACCACCTTACCCTTATCTTTAACTTTGACCTTTTGACCAACCTTTAACGCTTCATCAAGGTCAACTTCTTCTTCAATCTCTGGGTCATTTTCAGACTTAACCTGTTTCATTGCAAAATCTTGCAATTTCATCATGCCGCCCTTGGTGCCTTTATTGATCATATCTGCCATCTTTTTCTGATTAGCAGGATTGACCTTATCAAAAACTTTCATAATGGCAGATGCAGTAAATGAATCCATCTTTAAATTACCGTCTTTCATTTTGACAGTCTGCATTGCACCACCGGCTGCTTTACGCATCAGCTCCATGTTATCCTCATTAATAGGATACATCTCTCTGATTGCTTGAGCCATTGTTTTTCTATAATTTGACATATCGGCGTTCCTTTTTTGTTGTCTTCTATTTATAAGTTACCATGCTTTGCATGACCAATATCTTGCCATCCATTTCGGACCCGGATTATCGCAATTGTGTCTAGCACGGAAAGATTTACGTCTTGCCGGATTACTCTTTTTAATTGTCATATTTGGATCACCAAAATTAACCTTTACGACATTACCCTTTTCATTCTTAACATAAACTTTAGACTTCTTTACATCACCCGCTGTGGGTTTATTGAGCGTAACCTTACGGCCTTGATACTCTGATTCTTCCTCAATCTCGCCCCACTCATTTAATTCTTTCTCTTCTGGTACACAATTAGGGACTTCTTTATTGCCCTTCTTTTTCATACCAACCTGTTTGTATCCAACCCAACAAGCTTCTTCTATCTGTTCCACCTGTTTTGCAAGGTCTTTGTCTGCCTTACCCCAAGTTCCAGCTGACTTGGTTGTGAAGGAGTTAACCCTTGCAAATGCCCACTGTTGAGGTGTAGTACCGGGACGATGGCCCGTCTTCCATGCAGCCATACCACGGTCATAAACCTTTTTCAAAATAGAATATGACATACCAGATTTCTCTGACTTCTTTACCAAACCTGCAATCTTTTCGTCAAGTTCAACTTCTTCATTCTTTGAGAGGTATGCAGCAATAGCCATGTCCTTGCGTTTCTCTTTAGACTTACCCTTAAACTGTGGTGCATCTGACTTCTCGAAATCATCGATATAGTCTCCCTGATCTGCATCATCAGGAAGCACTTCACCAAACATCTGTTTGAACTTCTTGGTGTGTGTAGAGGGTTTGGTTTCTGCATCAGCATCGCCGGGAGCAGGACCAACCTTCTTTGATTTGAAGTGTGCATCCCTCTTGTCTTTAGTAGACTTTGCCATATCACCAGCATAATACTTTGCTGGTTGTGTGCCCTTCTTATCATCAACATCTTTATCTTGTTTAACTTCATTAATCTGTTTAACTAGGTCAGAAAAGGTCTGCATTGTTTTTTCCTCTTGATATTCTGCCTTGAGTTCTTTGGGGAGCTTACCATCATCAACCAGTTTGTTGATATACTGAACAAGTTTTCTACCGTCCTGACCCTTATAATCATTGGCAATCCTTGCTGCGATATAAGAAGCAGTCTTGTTTTTTAGTTCTGGTTTTTTCATATCAGACATATATTGTTTGAGCATTTTTTCATAATCTTTAGGGTGGTTCAATTGACTAATTTTTGCTATTGCTACTTTATACCATGCTTCATCAAGTTCAACTTCTTCTGCAATCTTAACAGACATAAAATCAGGCATCTGATCTAGAAAAACCGCAAATCCACCTCTCTTTTTAGTATCATGATATATGAGATGTGCTTTGCGACCTTTGCTGGTTTTTGTAATCTTCTGAACAACCATTTTGTCAGATTCTGCTGGAAATGTCTTCTTTGGGTCTATAACCCCAGCCACCCTATATGGACGTTTTGATTTAGAAAGAATAATGGTATCGCCCTTATTAATATCAGGTGCTTTTACCTCACGCAACCGTGGTTCCCTGCGATTCTTTGATGGGTCTTCATTGCGTAGGTTCTCAGGAGAGTTGTTCAGTGGGTTATTGTCCTTATGTCCAACGTCCATACCCTTAACTGCCTTATCACCCATTGCCCTACGAGCCTTGTTCCTTGAAGAACGGCGGGCAATCTGTTCTGGTTTGCCTCCGTAGTTCGCATATTCCTTGGCATAGTTGCGCTCATCAAGTTCAACACCCTCAATGATCTTATAACCCCTCTTCTCAAACTTGTCAATTTCATCAGTGGGCACGTTCATGGTTGTCATCATACCAGACTTCTTCATACGAACCCACTCCGGTGTAGGTTTATCCTTAAAGATGGGGGGTTTCCCGACAGCAACTCTAGACTTATCAAAATCTTTTAATTTTTGCAGGGGAGACTTTGCTTCTTTCATAGAAAAGATTTGTCCTGTAGGACCACTCATTTGTTTTCCACCAACAAGGTCTTCAAACGATAGTTTGGGGCCAGAAGTCTTGAAGTCTTTCTTACGCATAACTGTTTTTGCAACCAACTCTAATTCATTACCTTTGAGGTTGAGAACAAAAGGCACATTTACGTCAGTCTTCATGTCATTGATAACTGCTTCAGCATCAGGACCAAGTTGAGCAATCTTCTTACCATATTTCTTAAATGATTGTTTGAACAGACGGGTCAATTCAGAAGTGGTAATATCTTTCTTATTACGGGCATCATTCACACGGTCAAGGAAGTGTCTTGTAAACTCTACATCAATACCAACCGCAGCAAACAATCTATCTGCGAATTTCTCTACTTGATCCAAGTCTCTCTTGGTGATTTCCTCTACCAAAATCTCATGAAGCCATGCCTTATGAACCTTACCGTCCTCAGTCACGAATGAGAGATAGTTTGTACCCTTACGAACAACTTCACCACGATTACCCTTGGCTTCTACAATCTCACCCACGTTCCAGATTTTACCTGTGAGATATGCATCACGCAAGGAATCATAGTCTTCGCCCATTGCACGTTCTTCACGAATACCCATATTCTTACGAACTTCAAAGTAAAGCTTCTTCTTATCAGCATCACCCAATGTAGCAGGAATACCTGTCTTGAAGGAATCAAAGTCACCTTTCTCAGCAGCTGCTCTCATCTTAGATGCAGACATACCTGATACACCTTCAGCATCAGGATCACGTTCCCCCGCACTAACCACTTTCACGGAATCAAACTTGAAGAGTTGATTACCCTTCTTATCAGGTGCATCATTATAACGAGTTAATAGAGTTTCAAATTCTTTCAAGCGGTCAGAACCAGCAACCATGATTAGGTTCTTGTATCCATCCTTGTAGAGTTTTTCTGCAATATGAATAGCAGTCTTGGCATTATTGTCTGCAATGATGTTTTTCTTATACTTGGGGAACATCTTTCTCATCCATGCAACTTTCTTTGCATGGGGCAGGGGGTCTTTAGGACCAGTAGTGTGAGAGGGGTATATGAAGAATGGATTGCCTTTTGCAACAGAAGCAACCTTCTCAATCAACTTCTCATGACCCGTTGTAGGTGGATTGAATCTTCCGAATCCGAATACTACGGTTTCTTTAGCCTCTGTTAATTCTCTAAAACTACGCATTATTTCATCCAACTTTTGACAGCAGTGAAATTGTTAAACGAGAATTCCATACGGTCTACAAGTTTAACTGCATTGCCACTTATTCTGTCAATAGCAACATAACCCTCTCGGTTAGTCACTTTAAATCCATTTGGGGTTTGAATAAAAGTATCGGTCAAACCCTTGACACTATTTAGTTTCTTAACGATTTGCATCTTCGCATCTACTAATAGGTTCTGGAAAATAATGATTTGAATTAGATTTTGAGTATGTTTCTTTATTTCACGCCCATACTCTTTCTGTATGTTGGTATATTTCTCCTTACCCTTATCAGACTTTGCCTTGTCAATTTGTTTCTGAATAGAGTCGAACACCCACTTCTCATATCCCTTTGCATGTGCAGCAGGATTGCTGATCTTCTCACCAGCACGAACCTTTGAGTTATTATAGGTCTTGAGTGATGCACCAGCGACCGCACCCGTCATACCATTCTGCACAACAAGAAACTTACGCAACCCATTGGCATCGATCTTATTGAAGGTTTGTCCAACTTGTGAA